GTCCATATCTCACCCGTCTCTTGGACGCACACCCACATCAGGTGATGCTCTTCGCCGTAGTCAATCACGAAGTGCGCCAGTGCTTTACCCTTCGGGGTAATCATTGGCAGTGTAGGAGACAGTTGAAGAATCATTTTTTTTCTCTTCCAGATATTTCCGTTGTTGCTCGAACAATGGCCTGACATACGACAGCGCGTTCTCAAGCTGCTTCTCTAGAAGTGCCACACGCTTCCGCAGTTCAATGATGTGATCCATCGTTACGGGGTCGCAATGCCTCATTTCATCTTCTCCAACAGTTCAACGCGCTCCCGCGTGTTACGCAGGATGCAATACCTCTGGTGCAACCTGACGATAAACGTAGGCCGCTTGTCATTGTCGATCTCATGCTCAATCAACATCCACAGTTCATCCTCGGTGTACGACATCAACTTGCTGTTCAGCACAACCCAATTCTCTATACGCATTTCAGCTCCTCAATCGCTATGTCGGATAGCGCCCGTTTATCGTGAAGCCCCGCCCAGATCCGCTCATCTACTGTTTTGTTCGTCATCAGGATGTAACACCACACATCGTGCTTCTGCCCGCTACGGTGCAACCGCCCGACCGTCTGCTCAAATAGCTCCAACGACCACGGCAACGACAGGAACACGATGCGTGACCCGCCATGCTGTAGGTTTAGGCCATGCCCTGCGGACTTTGGATGGGCAAACAGCAGTTCAACCTTGCCGGAGTTCCACCGCTCAATAGCGTTGTGATCGTCAAGCGTGAGCGCCTTGGGATACCGGCGCTTCAACTCTGCCAGTTCTTCTTGGTATGTGTACGCCACAATTGTCGGCGCGTGTTGGTTCTCCTGCAACAACTCGTCAAGCAAATCAAACTTGTGCGTCGAGAACCAAATCGGCGTCTTGGTTGTCTTGAACTTGCCCGGCGTTGGTGACGCCTCGGTAAAGCTGTTGTACACGAAACCCGACGCCATCTGTTGCAACTTGCCCGTCACGACTGCGGCGTTGACCGCAACGATCTTGGCGTCGTTGTATTCCAGAACAAGATCCTTCTTCATCTTCTCGTAGTCTTTACGATCCATGTCGCACCGCATCTCAACGACGTGGAGCGGCGGCAGCTTGTCACTGTACTCGCCTGGCTCAAGCACGAACGTCGCCGGCTTAATCCGCGCCATGACCTTCTCAAGAGAACCCTTGCGCGGTGCCCACTCGCCGTACTCTTTATTCATCAGGATGAAGTACTCTTGCATGAACGCGCCCTTTGAGCGGCCCAGCAGAGACTGGTCAACGATCTTGCATTGTCCGAACACATCCTCAAGCCCGTTCGACGTGAAGCTGCCCGTCAAGCCCCACCTGACGCGCATGGGGTCGATCACCTTGGCAAGCGCCTTGAACCGTGCGCCTGACGGGTTCTTCAGCCGCGTCAGCTCGTCAAACACAATGGCGTCAAAGTTCAGCTTCTGCGTCGCCAGCCATTGCAGATTGTCGTAGTTCGTAACGACGATGTGCGTGTTAGCCTGCAACGCCTGCAACCTTTGCTTGGGCGTCCCAACCGCTAACGACATTGTGAGGTTAATGGCCCACAGAGGCCGCTCCACAGGCCAGACCTTCTTGACCACGCGCAGAGGCGCGAGGACAAGCACACGGTTGATGTGACCGTGCCGGATCATGTCCTGCAATGCTGTCAACGTAATCGCCGTCTTACCCGCGCCCACAGGCGCAAGGATCATCGCTCTGTCATTAGTGAAGAGGAAGTCGGCGGCTTCGTTTTGATACGGTCGGAGTTCCATTCGTCTACCTGTTGAGTTGTCCACAGACACGCGTAGTTCTGGTTAAGCCGTTGCATCTCGGCGGCGAAGAATTCCTGAAGCGGCGATAGTCTGCCGCCCTTGGTCTTCAACTCGACAAACCATGTCGAGCCGTCTGGCAGACAAGCTATTCTGTCTGACACACCACGCCGCGCCGGGGACACGAACTTGTACGACCGACCGCCCATGCGCTCAACCGTCCAGTTGAAATAGTGTTCTACGTCGCGTTCCATATTCTGTTGTGTAACCCATTAAAAATTGTTTGACAACAGTTTATGTGATGTTAATGTGGATATCTCAAACGGAGAAAATAGAATGAAGCACAGTAATGTTGTCGGCGGCTCTACCGCCAAGCGCGTCATGGCCTGTCCAGGTTCAGTGGCGCTATGCGAGAAGATGCCGCCAAAGCCGTCAAGCACCTACGCGGATGAGGGTACTCTTCTGCATACGTTGATTGCCGAGTATCTGGAACACGGCACAAAGCCCGACAAATTTATCGGGCGTACATATGAGGCGCAAACGCTGACCGAGGATCTTCTGCATGAAAAACTTCTTCCTGCGATTAAGGCGTTGGATGAACTTGACCCAGAAGGAAAGATGGACATCGCCGTCGAGACAAACGTCAGTTTTGATAATGAGGCACTGTCCGGTGTGTTTGGCTCAACAGATTTGTTGGGGCGAATTGGGGACACAGCCTACGTTATCGACTGGAAGTTTGGCGACGGGGTTTTGGTTACGGCAGAAGAAAACCCGCAGCTCATGTTCTACGCCGCAGCCGCTATGCGGACACCCTCGGTCAAATGGGTGTTTGATGGAGCCACAGCAATCGAGTGCATCATAATTCAGCCGACCAGAGGCGTCAGCCGTTGGACGACAACGCCTGAGCGCATCGCGCAGTTTGAGATTGAGCTGACCCGCGCAGTGAAGAAAGCGCAACTGCCCGACGCCGAGTTGAACGTCGGCGACCACTGCCGGTGGTGCGCCGCCAAGCCGACCTGTCCTATGTTTACGGGAGCTGTGGATAGAGCGCTCAAGACCAAGTTCGACGCTCTGGACAATACGCTTATCGGCGCGTATCTTCTTAATGCGGATCTTCTCGAAGACTGGATTAAGGATTTGAGAAATCTGGCAATTAGTACACTTGAACGCGGTAACAGCGTACCTGGGTACAAACTGGTCGCCAAGCGCGGCACAAGACAATGGGTGAATGAGGACGCCGCTAAAGAGGTGCTTTTCAACATCCTCGACGAATCTGAAGTGATTGAGAGTTCTCTTCTCTCGCCGGCCAAAGTAGAGAAACTGCTCAAAAAGCGGGCTATCGAAATGCCGGAAGGATTAGTTGTCTCAATCTCGTCAGGTAATACACTGGCAAGCGAGGATGACCCTCGGCCCAGTGCGCTTCTCATCGGTCAGCAACTTAATGCTGCCCTTAGTAAAATAGGGATATAATGATGTCTAATGCAGTTGGATTTGCTAATGTTAACCTTCCCTCAATCCAGAGCCTCAGCACGGCGCTTCGCGCACTGGATACGGGTGTGTCAAGCGGTTCTGTCATTCTGAAAATGGACAAGACAGGACATTGGGTCTTCGGTGCAGATCAGACCGAAGTTGAAAGTGGTTCTAATTGGGCCGTCAATCCGTTCTCTTTTATTCACGGGTTTATTGCGTGGGGTGAAGGCGACGTATTGGGCGAGAAGATGGTTCCGGTAACGCAACCTTTGCCTGAGATGGACGATGCGCCGCCGACCGCAAAGCGCGGTTGGGAGACGCAAGTTGGTATGTCTCTGAAGTGCTTGGATGGCGAAGACAAGGACATGGAAGTGCGCTTTGCTACCACGTCAGTCGGCGGCAAACGTGCGGTTCAGGAGATGGCGGCGGCTATTGCCGCGCAAGTTGACGCGGATGTCAGCAAGCCTGTGCCGGTGATCACCTTGCAGAAGGAACACTATCAGCACAAGTCCTACGGTCGCATCTTTACGCCTGTGTTCAAGGTCGTAAAGTGGGTCGGTATGGATGGTGCGTCTGAACCAGTTGTTGCGGCTGAAGAGCCTGAGTTGGATCTTGAGCCTACTGGTCGCCGTCGCCGCCCGGCGGCAGCTTAATGCAACGGGGCGGTCGCAAGGCCGCCCCTCTTTTCTGGGTGGAACTATGCTCTGGCTTGATTTTGAAACGCGGAGCCGTTGTGATTTGAAATCACGCGGCGTGTATAACTATGCGATGGACGAAAGCACCGAGGTGCTGTGTATGTCTTACGCTTTTGATGATGAGGAAGTCCGTACATGGACGCCTGATAAACTTTTCCCGATTAAGGTGCGCGGATATAAGGGACAAATTCGCGCACATAACGCTGCTTTCGAGCGTCTTGTCTTTTGGTATCCGTTGCAGATCAACATACCGCTTGAGCAGTTCTACTGCACGGCGACGCAAGCCCGCGCCAACTGCGCTCCAGGTTCGCTCGAAGATGTTGGGCGGTTCTCCGGCGCGAGTATGCGAAAGGATCACCGAGGCAACCAACTAATCCGCGCCCTGTCGATCCCCCGCGCAGACGGTACGTTCAACGAAGATCCTACGTTGATGGCCGAGATGATCTCGTATTGCGAGCAGGACGTGCGCGCTATGCGGGCGTTCAGCAAGGCGATGCGGGATCTGTCGGATGAAGAGTTGCTTGATTATCACGTCAACGAGCGCATCAACGACCGAGGCGTTCTTGTAGATAAGCCATTGGCCGAGGCGGCTATGCGCTACGCCAGTGCTGAACTGGAAGATATTCAGCAACTTGTCACCGAGATCACCAAGGGCGCTATCACGTCTGTCCGCAGCCCTCGTATGCGTGAATGGGTCATGGACAGGGTGGGCTCCGAGGCGTTGAAGCTGATGATCGTCTACAAGGATGGTGAGCCTAAGTACTCCATCGACAAGACCGTTCGTGCCAACCTCTTGGCGATGGACAACCCCGACGAAGTGCCGGTGGATGTTGCCGACGTTGTACAGTGCGCCGACGATCTGTGGGCCTCGTCAGTGGCGAAGTTCAGCCGCTTGGCAGAGTTGGCCGACGAGGAAGACAACCGCGTCAGGGGCGCGTTTGTGTTCGCCGGCGGGTCGGCTACAGGCCGTGCGTCGTCCTACGGCGCTCAGGTGCATAACTTTACGCGCAAGTGCGCCAAGGAACCTGAAGACGTGCGCCAAGCGATGGTGCGCGGTCACGCTATCGTGCCGCAGTACGGCAAGCGCGTGACAGACGTTCTGAAGGGTATGCTACGCCCTGCGCTGATACCGGCGGCGGGCAAGTCCTTTGTCGTCGCCGACTGGGCGTCAATTGAGGCGCGGGCCACGCCGTGGGCGTCGAACAGCCCTGCGGGCGACGCCAAGCTGAAACTGTTTGTCAGTGGCGAGGATGTGTACAAGGTGAACGCCTCGGCGACGTTCGGCGTTCCCGTTGCCGACATCACGTCTGAACAACGGCAGATAGGCAAGGTGCAGGAGTTGGCGTGCGGTTTTGCCGGTGGTATCGGCGCGTTCGCGGCGATGGGCCGAGCGTACGGCGTGCGTCTACCCGACAGCGAAGCGCAGCGCATGGTGAACGGCTGGCGTAGGGCGAACCCGTGGGCTGCGCCGTATTGGCAGGGGCTTGAGAACGCCTACACGACCGCGATGCGGAACAAGAACACAGATATAGAGATAGGCTGCATCGTCTACCATTACGACGGTCGGCATCTTTGGTATATGCTGCCAAGCGGGCGGGTGCTGTGCTACCCATACGCCAAGTTTGACGAGGACGGCATCAGCTATGCCAAGTCGGCGTGGAAGCCCGCGCAGGACGCAAAGCACTGGCCGCGTGCGCGGTTGTGGAAAGGTCTAGCGTGCGAAAATATTACTCAGGCAATCGCAAACGATCTGCTAAGGTACGCGCTCAGACAACTTGACGATGTGGTCTTGCACGTCCACGATGAGATAGTAATTGAATCAGACAGGCCGGAAGATGTTGCTTCAGAACTGAAGCGCGTGATGACGACCTGTCCGAATTGGGCAGGGGGTCTGCCACTAGGTGCGGAAGTAAAAATTATGGGGAGGTACGGCAAGTGAATTTGCTAGTAAGTTTTTCTGGCGGTGAAACGTCGGCCTACATGACCAAGTGGATCATGGGAAATTGGCGCGAGCGTTACTCTAAAATTTTAATTGTGTTTGCAAACACAGGCCAAGAAAATGAACAGACGCTTGAGTTTGTAAAGAAGTGTGATGATCATTTTAATTTTGGTACTGTTTGGGTAGAGGCGGTACAATTTCATGGTGAGCGCCGCGCTCCTAGTTTTAAGATTGTAAGTTTTGAAACTGCGGCGCGGGACGGCGCACCGTTTGAAGACGCGATAACAAAGTACGGTATACCTAACCAAAAATTCAAAGACTGCACCCGCAACTTGAAACAAAAACCAATTGAGGCTTACGCTAAATTAAGAGGGTGGGCGAACGGCAGTTATGATCTTGCCATTGGTATACGGGCAGATGAAGTTGATCGAATGTCAGTAAACGCGCACAAACGTCAAATTGTGTATCCGCTTATAAAAGATAACCCAATGACAAAGCCCAAGATCAATTCTTGGTGGGCTACGCAGCCGTTTCGGTTGGAACTAAAAGGGTATCAAGGCAACTGCAAATGGTGTTGGAAAAAATCATTCCGTAAACATTTTACCCTTATTGGCGAAAACCCTGAGTACTATGATTTTCCGCGCCGCATGGAAGAGCAGTATGCTTTTATTGGCCCTGAGTTTTTGAAAGACACAAGTGCGCGTCCTCTTGACCCAAATTATCGCCGCACGTTTTTTCGCGGGAATAAAAGCGTTGATGATTTATTTGCAGAATACGAAGCAAAGAAACATTTGTTTACGCCCGCTGATGATGAGGCTGCGGTGTTTGACCCTGATTTTGATATCGGATCTGGGTGCGAAGAAAGTTGTGAAGTTTTTTCTGATGAAGACAATGTAGGGGTCTAACATGAATTTTCTAGAGCATTTGATGACGGCTGCGCCGGATGGCGAAACGATCTTGATCGTCAAACAAAAACCAACATCGCAGAAGCACAAAGACGGGTCGGTCAAATATTTCTGGCCCGCTTATCTGCCGGATAAGTACAGAGGAGAGGGTGCATGGTACGCCAACACGGCGTCGTTTGTCGTTGATAGGTTCACCGACGGCAAGGTTCACGCAGGCGCGGCCTACTGCGACTATGTAGCGTTCATGGTGCTTGACGACATCGGCACGAAGAGCAAGACGCCGCCGCGTGAGCCGACATGGAAGATGGAGACATCGCCGGGCAACTACCAGTGGGGCTACAAGTTTAAGTTGGACGAGCAGCCGACCAAGGGCGAGTTCTCGGCGGCTATCGTCGCCATCGCAGAGGCGGGCTACACGGATCCCGGCGCTATCAATCCGGTGCGTAACTTCCGTCTGCCGGGGTCGATCAATCTGAAGGACGGTCGGGATAACTTTGCGTCGGATCTTGCAGAGCATACGCCTGAGCGGATGTTCACCCTCAAGGAAATCTGCGACGCGCTTGGCGTGACGCCGCACGACCCTGACACAAGCACCCGCCGCAAGATGACGCTTGATGATAACGGTCAGGACGACGTGTTGAAGTGGATGTATGACCGAGGCGAGGTAATTGAGAACGGCAACGCAGAGGGATGGTTCGGCGTCGTCTGCCCTAACGCGGCAGAGCATAGCGACGGCAATGCGATGGGCCGCTACCATCCGCTGAACCGCGCCTACACCTGTTTCCACGGTCATTGCGGCGACTGGACTTCGCGCCGCTTCCTGTGCTGGGTGGCAGAAGAGGGCGGGCCTAAGCATGAGCATGGTCTGCGTGACGAACTCATTGCCAAGGCGATGAACGAGGCGCTGTCCAAGCTATCGCCGACTGCGGCATTTCCTGACGCGGCTGCCGAGATCATCGCGGAGATTGAACGCAAGGAGTTGGGCAGAGTTGCGAAAGCGGACTGGTATAGCCGATTCGCCTACATCCAAGAAGACGAGGCGTTCTTTGATCTGCAAGACCGGCGCGAGATCTCGCGCTCTACATTTAACGCGCTGTTCCGGCATATCACCTGTAAGTCAATCCACAACGGCAGGCGCATTGAGGCGTCCGTCTGCTTTGACGAGAACCGTCAGGCGATGGAAGCCAAGGTGTTGGTCGGTATTACCTACGCCGCAGGCGAGAGCGTCCTTGTGGCGCGTGATGGCGACGTTTACGGCAACAGGTGGCGCGATGCGCGGCCTGTCAGCGCGCCAGGCGACGCACAACCGTGGCTCGACCATGTAGCGTTGCTGATCCCCGACGAGCGTGAGCGTCAGCACCTGCTCGACATGATGGCGTTCAAGGTGCAGAACCCCGCCATCAAGATCAACCACGCCGTGTTGCATGGCGGCGATGAAGGGTGCGGCAAGGATACGATGTGGGCGCCCTTCATTTGGGCGGTCTGCGGATCCGGCCTCAAGAACCGAGGTTTGGTTGACAATGACAGCATCTCGTCTGCGTGGGGCTACCACCTTGAGAGCGAAGTGCTGATCATCAACGAGCTGAAGGAAGCAGACGCTAAAGAGCGCCGAGCATTGGCTAACAAGCTAAAGCCCCTGATAGCCGCGCCGCCTGAGATGCTGCCGATCAACCGTAAGGGCTTGCATCCGTACATGATGCTGAACAGGATGTTCGTCTTAGCGTTCTCGAATGATCCGGTTCCGATCTCGCTACCGTCGCAGGATCGTCGGTGGTTCTGCGTTTGGTCGCACGCGCCTCGGATGGCTGAGGAAGACGCTACGCGCCTTTGGAAGTACTTCCAAGGTGGCGGCTTTGCCGCTGTTGCGCATATGTTGCAGACCCGCGACGTGTCAGCGTTCAACCCGGCGGCTACTCCGTTTATGACGGACTTCAAGATCAACTTGGTCGAGAGCGGCATGAGCTTGTTGGAAAGCTATCTGATGCGTATGATCGTTAACCGTGAAGGTTCGTTTACGAACGGCGTCATCGGTGGGCCGTTCCATGTACTGTGCGACACGCTATCGGTTAACGCGCCCAGCGGCATACGGATCCCGCAGTCCGCGTTGCTGCACGCGCTGAAGGAAGGAAAGTGGGTTGACAAGGGCCGCCTAGCGTCGGCGAAGCACGGCACGAAGAAGCATATCTTCTGCGCGCCTGAATACACCGATTGGTCTAAGTCCGATCTGCGGGACTTCATAGAGCCTAAGCCGCAACCGAAATTTAATGTCGTATAATAAGAAGCGCCCGCCGGGGGGTCATCCGGCGGGCGCTATGGCGTTCTGGGAGGAACGCTAAATGTCTAGCACAGCACCTATGATGCCGACAAGGGCTAAAGATATTATTGCGATGATCATCGGGGCCACGCTATCGCAATAGCTGTGCAGAAGACGATGCCTGCTAGGCAATACATGATCCGGTCAGCCATTTTTCGACCATATCTTTTTGCGTGTCACAACGTCCGGCATTGGCTCGGCTGGCGGCAGTTCAGGGTGGTCTTCAGCGATAAGCGCCGCTATGTCCCGCTCGACCGCATCCATCGGTGACGGCGCGGCTAGGCTCGCCAGTTGAGCATATCCAGCGATGTCGTCCCAGTGGTCGCGAAAGTTTGGGTCACCGTTCAGGATCCGCGCCAGCTTCGCGGCAATCATTTCAATCGCCTCGGCTTGCGGCTCTGTAAGCCTGTTCCAATTCTTGGACAGCATCATGGTTAGTTTGATCTTCTGACTTGTCTCGGCTGTCTTCGCATACTGCCCGTGGGTCTTCTCGCGTTCGTTTAACATATTGTCCTCTTTCTAACACCGCCTGTGCGGCTACT